AGCGTCCCCGTGATGGAGACGCTTCTTGAGTGCTTGGCGACGTGCCTTTGCTTGTCGGAGTGCTTGCGGTTTCAGTTTCCGCTTCTGCTCCTTTTTAGAATGGTGATACCTATTTGGTACTAACATAACCTTTCTCCTTTAAAAGTAATAATGCTTCCTCGTATTTTTCGGGAAGAACTGGGATGTAAAGGTGTTTTCCAACCTTATCTCTATTATTATCGCACACGGTTCCCAATTCAAGGTGGTTTGGGTTGACACAAAGTTTATTGTCACATAGGTGCCTCACAACTAACCCATCAGGGATTTCACCTCTATAAAGTTCATATGAAACTCTATGCGCTTTTTTCTGCTTATAGTTATCCCTGATAACACCATATCTTTTTTTAAGTGTCCCGTTTTGAGTTCCAGTCCATATCCAACAATCATCTTCACATTCACCCCTTTGATATGAATTATTAAATCTATCTTTTAGTGGTTTTTGATAATTTCCACCACGATGTCCGTTATGTACTCCTTTTGGCATTAGTTTTTTAGAAAAGTTACAACTATTTATAAAGAAACACTTTTCTAAAAAATAAATTGGAGTTTCATTCGTCTTGTGCTGATGCAGATACCATACGCGAAAAACCTTTGACTTTCTCAAACCTTATGACACTTTCGAATTTGTCATGCAGGTCTGCCTTATGAGAAATCACAAATATATTAGCATCCTTAATGACATAACGAATAATTTTAAGAAACTCATCGGTGCCGAAACCATCGAGAGAAGAATCAAAGACCTCATCCATAATCAGCAGATTAGTATTTACGGAATTTTTGACTCGTGCCACTTCTCTCCAGGTGAAGAGGAGTGCCAAGTCAATTCTCATTTTTTCACCCTCACTGAAGGAACTATAAGAAAAGTCTTCGTGAATAGGTGACTTTACGGTTTCGTTGAATTCTTCATCAAGATGGAAGTTGATATAAAAATCCATCATCTGAAGATAACGATTCACCTGCTGATTTATGAAAGGAAGATACTTCTTAATGATCTTCGTTTTTACACCATCATCCTTGAGTAAGGAATAGGCAAAATCGTAATAAACGATTTCTTCTTTTTTCTTTGAGAGGTCTTCAAATGTTTTTTGGAGATTGGTTTGAAATTCTTCTAACTTCTCATGTTCAGTATTTCTGTTTGCAAGGTTTTGGGTAATAGTTTGAATTTCAGATTCAAGGTCTCGTATTTGTCTCTGGTTGAGGGAAATCCGAGTATTGTTTTGAGAAATCTCATGGTTGAGTTTCGTAATCTCCTTAGATAGAACTGTGAATTGACGCTCTCTTTCCTGTTCTAACTTTATAGTCTCCTCAAGTTCCTGAAAACCTTTCTGGAGTTCCTTTGCCTTATTTTGAGCGTCTGCAATTCTATTTAACCGAAACTCTTCTTCTATAGTTTGAGTACAAGTAGGGCATACCGTATTTTCTGTAAAAAACTTATGCTCTTTGGTAATCGCAGATACTTTCTGTGAGATTTTACCCTTAAGATTGTTAAGCTTTACTAACTTATCATCAGCACCAATAAGTTCTTCTTGCTCTTTGGTATAAGTAAAAATCTGCTCTTCAGTTTTAGCACTTTCGGTCATATAAATGCCAACTTCTGCATCTAAATTGGCAATCTTTTCTTTATTGGCATTTATATTGGCATTACCACGATTTTCAAGTTCCTCAATGAAACTCTGTTGCATCTTCATCTTATCCTTAAGAGTTTCTTTCTTAAGTTCAAGAGATTTAATCTGATCTTTTTTCTCACGAATCTTATCCTTGATAAGGTTATTCATCGCAGAAAAAATACGAATATCCAGAAGGTCCTCAATCACTTCACGACGATTCGAAGTCGTCAATTGCATAAAAGGTACAAAAGTACTACTACCCAAAATTACAATTTGAGTAAAAGACTTATAATTGACCTTCAGAATATTTTCTTCCAAAATTCTTTGGTTGGCACGGTCATCTGCTTCCTTATGCAGAGAAACTCCATTTACCTCAATATCAAAAATATTTGGTTTGATACCACGACGAACAAGATAATCTCTACTATTCACAGAGAACTCAATTTCTACAAGACAATCTTTTTCGTTTGTGGTATTAATTAATTGAGGTTTGTTAATCCGCCTAAAAGGTTTATTAAACAGAACAAAAGTAAGTGCATCCAGAATTGTGGATTTACCTGCACCATTTGTTCCGATAATTAAATTTGTATGGTGTTTTTCAAAATCAACTTCTGTCCAATGGTTCCCAGTAGAGAGGAAGTTGCGCCATTTAATCTTGTGGAATACTAACATTCTTAGGAGGAATAACGATATCGTCAGGAGTGATCACAGCATACTTGTAATTATACATCTTACACGTCTTGATTGCAAGCTCATCATCAACTTCTACAACTTCCATTTCTTGTTCTTCCTGATCCTCTAATTGAAGTGCATAACGAGTTGCATCATCTTCTTCTTCAAACAGAAATAAAACTTTATGACCATATTGGTCTTGAACTGCATATGCTCCGTCGTCTTTTCTGTCTTTGAGTGTAAGAAGAAACATTTATTCTACTTCGCAAGCTTGTTTATAAAGATCTTGGAATATTCCCTTGATGACATTCTTATCAAACTCAAACTCTGCCTCATCAATATATCTATTCAAAATTGAAATCGTGCTTTCTTCTTCATCAATCTCAAATTCTTCATTTTCTTGAATATCAAAGTTTTCAACAATTTTGAGTTCTTGGATACCAGCAGTATAAAGTTTGTCAATGAACTTTTCAAAATCCTTTGGTTTAGATTTCTTACGAACAATCACCTTAACAATTTTATTTTCATACTCTGTCGCATCAAACAACTGATAGGGAGTGTCCTCATAATAAATGTGATAAAACAATTTATAAGGATTGTTGATTGGAATATGAGTGAGGGTTTCCGTATCAAAGATATGAAAACCACGAGTATCATTCACATCCGTCCAATACATTTCATAAGGATTGCCAAGATAAAAGACCTGACCATTATCAGAACGAGTGTGATAATGCCCAGAGAATACTTTGGTAAACTTATTGAAAATCTTTGGATCTGTTCCGTGCTCTTCCATTACTAGATTGCGATTGACGCGGAAACCTTGAAGTTCCAAATGTCCCATTGCAATCTTTGCTTTGGACTTTTTGATTTGATTGAGAGTTTCTTCATAATTCTCACTACAAATCCAAGGCACCATCATAATATCCAGACCACCAACTTTAATGGTCTGTGGAGAACTATAAGTGTGAACGTTAGGATAAGTTTGAAGAAGCAAACTTGGAGAATTGACGCTATTGGTATTCTTGTAATAGCAATCGTGATTGCCAATAATCATATAAACCTCATAATCCCGCAGAGGTTCAAATACAACTCTCTTTGCCCATTCCAAACTTTGATAATCAATTGACTTACGACTATCAAAAGCATCACCCATATGAATGACTGCTTCTACCCCGTGCTCTTCAAGGGCAGGAAAGAAGACATTCTTATAGAAGAGTTCAAAGTGGTCGTGGAGATACTTGGATCCTTTGCGGGCACCATAATGAGTATCAGTAATAATTGCAATCTTCATCGATTGTTGCGATACTGGATATTGTCTTTGATGGTATTATAGTCTGAACTACTCCCAGAAAGCAAGCTGTCGTCAACCATCATAACCTCATCAAACCCTGTGCGTTCAATAATCTTGGTTTTAATATCCAACTGCTTCTTTTCCTTTTGAATTCTTCTCAAAAATGCGTAGTGAATGATTTGAGTAAAATAAGCAAAAGGATTCTTTGATTTTTCTGGATCGAAATTGTGAATGTATTGGACGCAATTTTCAATTCCGTCAGAGATCATATCCTCACGGAACATATAATTCACAAAGTTTGGTTTATATGATAAATGAGTCGCAATCTTTAGAAAACACTCTCCCAAGTAATTTGTAATACGCGGTTTAGGAAGACCTGCTTCTTTAGCGGCAGCAACCTTCGTGCGATAGACAATCAGTGCTTCTAATAATTCTTTATTATTTACATAATGTTCAGTTTTCTTCTTGGGCATAGCATTGGACTCATTCATTATAACTTTTGTTTATTATAACACACTTGTAAAGAGCTTGACAAGTTATAAAAACGGATGTAGACTACCTTTGTCCCGGTTGAAGATAAGATTTAGCCTTCTTTAATACCTTTAAAGAGATTTTCAAGTTTTCTTCTTGCATCTTCAACGGAAGAAATATATCCCATTTTTGTTGATGGTTTTACCTTTCCCGAAGGGTTGTGAACTTCTATTGAATCATCTTCATTAATGTAGTTATTATAAATGTCAATTAATTTTTTGTCTTTGGTTTCGGTCATTGTAATAATTTTATCAAGTTTAATCATAAAGAAATCATCACTCGACATTTCCATCCACGGTTTAACTTTAATATGCATACCTTGATGATTATAAAAGGCTTTCATTGTAACTGGATTTTGTAAAACAATGACCGGATCTCCGTCATTTTCATCTACCATGATTAATGACAGAATCTCTTCTCCCGATACTAATTTAATAATTGCGTAAAACTCTTCTCCCATTAGTTTTTAAGCGGTATGTTTACAATATCATAATTAAAGTTTTCTTCGTTATAGACTTTGATTCTTTCGATTAAGTGATTGAGTGTATAATTTTTTCTTGACTTATAGCTGATATCATCGGCAATATCATATAAAGTCGCTTTTGTTTTATTGTCCCCTTTTCTTAGGACTCTTCCGATTGATTGGAGGTTTCTGATTCTTGATTTACTAGGGGAAGCAAAGATAACGTTATGTAGATTTCTAATGTTAATACCAGTAGAAAAAGTCCCGTAAGAAGCAACGATGATTGCATTGTTTTCTTTTTCAGTAATTTCTCTAACTTTTTCTCGGTCTTCAGTATCTACACCACCGTGAACAAAGAACACGTGGCGATCTTCTGCGATACTCTTATTTATGAGTTCGTATAAAGGTTGCCCATGACCTTCTACTCTTGAAAATAAAATTAAAGTATTACCTTTAAGATCGATAGCAAGATTTCTGATAAATTTATTTCTACGTTCGTGATTAATAATATATTGAACTTCCTCTTCAAAATTTTCAAACTTATGGGGTGAGTGTTTCAATAGAAGAATATTAATATCTAATTTGGCAACATGACCCTTCTGCATCAGTTCATCGGTGCGAATAATCTTGTAAGAGGGTCCAAATAAACCTTCTAGAACCCACTTATGAGTCTGTGTGCCATCTAGAGTTCCTGTAAAACCGTAACGATATTTTGCATCAGAAAGTTTTGTCATTATAGATACTAATGACTTTGATTTAAACTGGTGTGCTTCATCTCCAACGACCACATTAAATCTTGAGAAATATTGTCGGGGAAGTTTGTAGATGGACTGCCAGGTCGTAATGATCACCTGAGAGTCTGTTTCTCTTTCTTTACCCGCATAGATCTTGTGGCAAAATGAACCCACGTCCCACCCATAATCCGCAAAGTCTTTATACATCTGCTCTACAAGGGATGTCGTTGGAACGACTATCAGAATATTTTGCCCTTTCTCAACGTAATATCTCACAATCGCATATATCATCAGAGACTTTCCAGAGGCAGTTGGAGATATCAACAACTTTCTATTATGTCGTAAAGCGTCGTATACTCCCTCAACTTGGTACTCGCGGGGAGAATACTTGCAAATAGAAGTCATGTAATCTTTTACACCTTCTTTGGAAATACCATCATTAACTTCAAAAGGTAATCCATAGAATTTGTTATTTCTAAATTCGTATGTATAATTATGCTGCTCACAAAATCTTATAAGTTTATCCAATAAACCAACGTAGATTTCTCTTGTATTTACATTAAACAAATAAATGAATCCATCCCACCACTTATTTTTATAAGCTGGAGCAAACTTCGCATTTGGTACTTCAAACTGAAACGCATCTCTCAATTCGTAATACACATGAGGTTCTGCCTCTACCTGTAAATAAACCTCATTCTTTTTTGATATGACCAAATGGGACATTCATAAAATATCAGTTATGAATATTTATTTGGTCAATTAAACCCCGCTTGGAAACGATGCCACTCAATAGCGTTCTTAATTTGATATGTACGATTAGAAATTGTCTTGATAACTTCCTCAAGAAATTTGAGCATAATATCGTAATATCTGATCTTGAGTTCTACCTTACTCAACTTCTCATCCCCATCCATATGCCTCTGTAATGCCTCTTTGTCCCGAACTTTATAAGGAAACGGTTCTTCTTCGTAGACCTCTATGGGTGCCTTTCCAGTGTAGTAGTTGTAGCGTTCAAGTTTGACACGATTAAAAGTTTCTCTTGCTTTTTCACGCAGCAAAGTAATTGTATTATAGATTGTATAATACTTGGCGTGAAGTTGAGGAATTTTTAAAGATTCATCATGTAAATTATCAGGATCGATGACAGAATCTCTCTGCCACATTTCCTGAATTTCATCAAGATTCATGAACTTGTAAATGGATAGAGTGGTTTATTGTCTGTACCTAGTATATCATAGATTGTATACTTAAACGTCACTTGTGCTGTGAAATATTGAATATCGGTAACTGTTGAATCAAATTCAAGAGATGATAATGATATTGGAAAAAGGTCTTTAAACTTTACAACAGCAGTTGATCCATAGTTGCTGTTTAAGATGTATAAAGATCCATCACTATATCCATTAACAGTATTTTGAGCACCTGTTTCATCAGTAATCAAAACTCCATATTCCGCAAGACTTCCAGAACCGCCATAAGCAGTAATCCAGTTGTGGATAATCATATAATTTTCCATGCTTTCATCGACAAGAAAATTTATGTTCAAATCTCCAAATGTCATTTTACCACCAGGTTGTGGTATATCATTCAAATAGTTTGGTTGTTCTATTGTATTGAGAGTTATTTCTGGCACTCTAGCAGAATTACAAAAAAATGCTACTTTTGGATACTTTGCTAAAGTAAATTTAAAACCAACAGGCGATAAAAAATTTCTATTTTGTACTTGCTTTGAAAAGGCGATTGCCATAGTCTTTTATTTGTATTTAGATAAAAAAAGAGGGTCCGTTCACCCTCAAGAATGATGTCTTATACGATGACAGTTTGCACAGATGATTGCACATTTACTTATCTCATTATCAATTCTTTCTATACTCCATTTTTGCATTTCCATCAGCATAGATTTTCCATTTTGCCTTTTAAAAGCAGGATCTTTTTCTTCTTCGTCAATATGGTGAAAATCCATACAAAATTCTGGAAATGATTTACCACAGTCTACACAGGGAACTCTTTTTTTAGAGTTAATATACTCTGCCCTTTCTTTCCAACGCTTTTTTTGGGTATCAGTTACAGACATTTTATTTTTATTTATAAAAAAAAGGACCCCATAGTGGGGTCCCCTGTAATCTTGTGAATTAGATCACATTAGGTTGGAAACCTTAACTCTTCTGTAGTAGGTGTTTGCATTGGTGGTCAGAGCACCAGCGCCAGCGGTAAGACCCTCAGCGAATGGGTTTGCAACCATTCCGTAACGGGTCTTAAATCCGATTTTAGGCTGGAAGGTGTTCTCGCCAACAGCACGTACCATCTGCAGAGGAACGTATGGGCAGTAGAAGAGACCAGCGTCATATGGGCTAGAACCCTTATAACCGACAACGTAGAACTGGTTAGCAGAAACGTTTGCCGAATATGGGTCAATGTAGACGCGATACTTACCTTGAAGAACTCCAGCAAAAGTATTGCCGGTGTCATCAACGTTGAGGTTTGCGTTGAGTGCAGGGGTGTAATCGAGGACACCTGCCATTGCAAGTGCTGAAGCAACGTCAGCAGAGCAAAGGATGGTGTTACCCTTTCCTCTACGAGTTTGCTGGGCGATTGCGTTTGCATCGCGCTCGATTTGGAAAATCAGACCCTTGAACTTCTCAACCGACCAACGACCGTTGGAGTCAACGTCGAGGTCAAAAGTACCTGCGGTAGCGGTATTAACTTGAGCACCAGGCTTAGCAATCTTGTAGATGGTTCTGATAACTTCGCGGTTGATTTCAGCAAGAATCTCAGTTGAGAGAATGTTTGCTAATTCCGCTTCAGCATTCAGACCGTGGATTGCCTTGAGGTCCTGAGCAAGCTCAAGTGAGTACTCAGCCTTCAGAGCTCTTGACTTAGCGGTAACAGTGACTTTCTCGATCGAGAATGCCATCTGGTTGAACTGCTCGTTGCCTTCGCCAAGTGATTCAGCGTCGTCAGTTCTCATGCCCTGACCTACGTTGTAGGTATTGGCACCATTACCAGCGTTAGCAGATTGATCTGTAGGATCAAGGATTGATGGGTTGCTGCCTCTTTGTGCAGTAGTACCCATACCAACAGCACCACTGGTCCATCCATTGGTGTTTGCAGCGCCTGCATCTTGACCAGAGAATGCGGAATCAACTTCGTTGTAGAAGGTTTCAGTTCCACTCTGGCTGGTGTAGCGGGAGCGCATTGCGAAGATCAGTCCAGTAGGACCATTCATTGGTTGAACGCCACAGAGATCATAGGCGATCAGGTTAGGCATCGAACGACGGATCAGTGAGATCAGTACGGGATCGAAACCTTGCATAGCACCAGTGCTTGCAGCACTAAATCCAGTACCAGATCCAGTGCTGGTTCCGGTGCTATTGGTTGGAGACTCATAGAGGAACTCACGCTCTTCGCGGAGTGCTCTCTCTTGGTTTTCGAGCAGGATTGCGGTTACAGCTCTACGATGTGAATCTTTGAAAGAATCAAGACCTTCGTAATCTAGGAGCGGTGCCCACTTCTCCTGCAGTGATTCTAGATTGAATCCTTGCATTTGATTTACCTCTTTGGAAATTTAAGTTTGATTGGTTATGATTTAAAAATCACTTTTTAGAAACTCTTTGGAGAGTCTGAAGGTATGCACCCATGGTGCCACCAACTGATTGAATATTCATGTTGGTTTCTTCAGACAGATTTTCACTAGCGTTTCTTTGAGTACCAGCAGTTCTGCTTGGGAAATATGATTCCCTCAGAGTTACCAGTTTCTCACGATAGCTCTCTTCACTATCAAACTCAACATTTTCAGCAAGAGAAGCGAGTTTGTCCTTCTGAGAAAGTGCAAGACCCTCAGTGACTTCTGCAAAAATTACATCAGCAACCGACTCTGCTAATCTTCTATTTAGAGCAACGTTTCTTTCGATTTGCTCGTTGAGTTTTGCTTCCATTTCATCAAGTTTATCTACCATATTCTCGATAACATCATATCTATCTTCAGGGATTGTTACATAATGATCTTCAAAAAGTTGCTTCATTCCGGCAAGGAATGATTCTGACATTTCAGTCTTAAGACCGTGCTCAACTGCGAGTGCATTTTCAGAAATCCACTCATCAGCGACATACTCAAGATAAGCATCAACACGGTCGGTAAGACCTTCTTTGATTGCTTCGATTTCTTCTACAAGTGCTTGCTCATAAGAAGCTTGGAGTGATTCTTTGATTTCAGCAACTTTCGATTTGATTACTGTCTCAAAAATAGTACGTGCCTTCTCTTGGAATTCCTCGGAAAGCTCCTCTCCAGCAAGAAGAGCGTTGACATCTTCTTCAATGTCAAACTCTTCCTTCATCTCATCTTCATCTTCATCTTCTTTCTTTTCGTGTCCCTTACCTTCTTTCTTCTCGCCCTTTTCTTTCTTACCTTCTTTATGAGGAGCCTCACCAGACTCTTCTTCTTCGGCAGCTTCAGCAACTACTTCTTCTTCGTCTTCGAGAATCTCTTCTTCATCGACAAGATCCTCATCTTCTTCTGTCTCTTCCTTTGCCACAGTCTTCATAGGCTCGGCAGCGGCAGCTTTGGCGTTAACGACATTTCTTACTTGAGCAAGAGTCGCGCCAGGAGTCTTGAGATGTGCTGATTCGTCATCTGCACGATAGTTTTCTGGAGTAGGACCACCAAGATCTTCCCAACCAGCAGTTTGTCCTGGAGTTGCTCCAGTTAGTTTGTGCATTGGTTCGGCAGGTGCAGCCCCTTTGGTTACTACGTTTTCCATTTCTTGTAAATTTCTACCAACGGACATTTGTTTAGATATTTGTATATAATCTATATTTATTTATAAATTAAAGATTTGAAAGAAATTCTTGGAACAGTTGTATTTTATGCTCCTGAAGTCTTCTCTCATCAACTAAGGTATTAATTCTACGTTGAGTTTGTTCAGCGAGTTTTTCACGAAGAATTCCTCCATCCCAAACCCACTCTTTACCTTCCATAATTCCCTGAACAAAAGCGTCAGGTGCAGAAGGATCGGCAACAATATCGGCAGCAGTTGCAAGCATAAAATCTTCACCAACAACTTTATGACCTTCATTGGTCATCTTTAATGAACCAACACCACGAGAAGAAACACCAAGACAAACTCCAGACTCTAATAGAGACTTGGCAATTTTGCCCATTGGAGTTTCAAGGAGTTGTGCTTTACCTTTGAAGTTTGTTCCATCTTGCTCAAGAGAAACAATTTTATGAGAAACTCGATCTAGATTTACAGTTGGACCATCTGGATGACCAAGTTCTCCAAGAGCACGACCTTTTTGTACGAATGTTTCATTATAACGATTTACTTCACGTGAAAGTGTTGCCATTGGGTACATTCTTCCATTACGATTGCAAATATCACCTTGAAGGAAGATACCCTCAATGTACATAGTTTTTTTACCGTTCTTTTCTTCGGTAATAAATTCTACTTGTGAGACTTCTTCTGTGATGAGTTTCATTTTATTCTGATACTAGTTGAACGACTTCTGTTATACTAACATTTGTTGATGCTTCTCCTAATGCGGAGACTTTTACACTTCTAGATACTGTCGCATTAGTTGCTGTAATTACACCAACAATTGCTGAAGTATTTGCAGAAATTGTAAGAGTTGAATCTGTTGCTTCCGTCACTAATCTGTGAACGGTATTAATTCCAGCTGGCGCAGCATTTTCAATTGTTACATAATCTCCAACCAAAAATGGATTACCCGCATTATTTTCAAATCTGATTACCGTCGATGTTCCTGTGGTAATTCCGGAGATTTTTTGTTTAGCAATTCTTTCTTTCAGTACTTCAGTTCCATATGGTGGAATATAAAAAGAATTTGTTGTAGCTACTGGATCGCCACCAGTTTCAACATAAACTGCTGTTAAACCTGCAGATACTCTAATGTACCCAGCTTTTAGTGCAATAGGATTGCTAGTCGCTGCAACACCTGCAGTTGGAGAAATCCTATTTACATTTTGTACTACTTTAATTGCCATTATTCATCATCTCCTGATTGATCTTCATCAGCGAACATTAATTCAGCAATTTCTGGACGAATAGAATCTACTCGTTCAGCAGCTTTAACATACAATAAATCTTTAATCCTATCGGATACATCTGAAGGAGATCCGTTAGTTGCAATCAAATCGATAAGTTCTTCCATAAAATTAGTTTATATTTATAAGACTATTTATATTTTACCGCCTTTGGGTTCTGCTGGAATTTCTCTT